TCTGGCTGCTGCCTGGCCTGCAAACTTTTTATTAAGTTCGCCCATAATCTTGTCCATATCGCCAGTCTTTAGCGTGGCCTTGCTTATGCCTGCACCTAACCTGCTAAGGCCTGTGGTGTTACCACTAAAGCCACGTGTTAAGGCTGCGCTGACCTCAGTGAGAGACTTGCCTGTGGCTGCGCTTATGTTTAGTGCTGTTTGTAAAGCATCTTGACTCTTAGTAATAGATCCTGTAGCTGTAAGTAATTGCTGGAATGCTGGGCGTAACTCATCATCTAATACGCCTGACAGTCTTTGTAGGTTGCCTATGTAGTTTTCAACGCCTGGCGCACTAAATTGAAATCCTGTATTTCTTAATTGAACTTCTAAAGATTTGGCAGCCTTCTCATCGGCCATAAATGCAGCAACAGCCTTCTTGCTAAATTGCAATAATCTTTGTGCTGCAAAGACGCTAGCAAAGGTTTTACCCAGCTTCTTTACTTGTTCATCAAATACAGATATTTCTTTCTTGCCTTTTTTAAGTGCCTTGCCATTAAAGGTGGCTAGGGCCGAGACTACTATATTGGCCATTATGCAACCCTTTGCTGTGTAGTTTTGTTAAAGTGTGTGGCAGTAGCGTTGATCGCTTTTTGTATTGCTTCATAAATTCTAGGACTATCTTCTGCCCAAGCCTTGTAAACCAAGCGGCCTTTAGTTTTGCGACCACCACCTCGCATACCTACGATCTTTGGCTGTGAAGTTACCTTAGGTAATGCAGCTATAAATTGCTGACTAGCGAATGGGTTACTTGAATTAAACTCTCTAAATGCTTTGCTCTTAGGGGAATTTAATGTATAAGTACCGCTTGCGCCTTTAGATGGTGTCATCTGAAATGGTGCTCTACCTTGTGGGTTTAAGCGACCTGCTACTTCATAAATTGCGCCAGGGCGACTAGCATTGTAAACAAAATTGTAAACCTTAAAACCATTAGAAAATGTTTTATTTTGTCCAGAGTTATAGCCAATACCGGCCCTAACTACGCTGGAATCATATTTAGGGAATTTGCCTGTGCCTGTGCCTGCCTTTGTCCAACCAGATAGCACATCGCCATTACCAGGGACAAAACCTTTAGCCTTACTAGCCACGCCACGCATTAACGGATCTACAGCTGCGACAACACGTCTGCGCATATCCATATCAATAAAACTCAAGCCCTTTAGGACATCTTTAACGCCTACGACCTCTACTGGCATTTCGGATCTCCTTAGCTCTGTCGGTTAGCACTTGTATGATTGCGGCATACATTTCGCTATCCATATCAATAAACTCTCTAGGCGGTATCCCAGTCTCTACGCTCAGCTGTGCGATGCTGTAAAGGATTGAAAACCGCTCAGTTATTTTTTTTCTTCGTCTAATACCTCGACAGTATCTAAGCTGTCAATAAACTCATCAAACGATAGAGATACCTGACCGCCAGCCCTGCGTAAACATTCCCAAGCTAACCAGAATATATCTGACTGCTTCTCATCTTCACGCAAGGCCTTGCTAATTCCCATACCTCGTTTTAACTCGAAAGCGTACTCAACACCTGGTGTTATCTTGTGCTCTGATACTTCACCATTAGCCCTTGTTATCTTTAGCTTTGCCATTACTACTCCTTAGTTAAAATGCCACCGATGGGGACACTGTTATTGCGGAGTTTACTGTAAATGTGATAGATGAAGTAGCAACCTCGGCTACGCCACCTTGACCGATTGGGGTTAAGTTGTTTACAAGTACTGAGAATTGATAAGTCGGGTTTGTAGCTCCTACGGCAGTGCCCTTAACAGTAATAACTGATACTGCCAAAGTCTTGCCAAAGGCTGCGCTTAATGTGTCGTTTACCTGCGCTGCTGCCCAGTCATTGATAAAGTCGATAGTGAATGTGCCTGATTGCAGGCCAGCCACAAATTTATGTGCGGAGTCACCCATCGCTGTTACTTCGAGTTCATCGACGATTTGATTAATTACAGCGTTAGTTACGTAAGCGCTGATATCAATTGATGGTGTAGTAGGCGCAGCATTGGTAGCCAACTTAACACCTACGTTATTATTTAAATAGATTGCCATTGTTATTCCTCGTCTTTCTTAGTTTGTGCAGTTGGTTTTGGTGCGCTTGCTATTTGGCCTGTCTTTTTCAAGAAGGCTAAGTCTTCTTCGTGTGTGCTCATTTTAACTCCAGCTCGTTAGGATTGATACAGTTATTTCTGATGTTAATAAATCTCCACTAGCTGCATTGGTTATAGCTGGAGCGGAGACACTTGATATGTTGTAAACCAGGGTCGATGCCGCTAGTTTAGTTACTACTGCCACAATAAAATCTTCTATACCTTTTAGGTTGCCTTGATTGTCAAATGCGGGTGTGGTTATTAAAATCTTAAAATTAGCCAGGGGTGCGATGCTTGTTTGGCTGTTATTGCTTGGCACAATATAGGGATCGCTAGGGGTTACAACTACGCTGTTAGCAAGCAGGGTTGCAGGTGGGAATGCAAAAGTAGACCATACGCCATTGTTTGTTAAAGCAGTTGCTAACGTTCCACGTAGAGTGCTTATTGCGGCCATTAGCCCACCAATGATGCAGGTGCAGCGTAAGGCTGGATGAGACCTCTGACAAGATTTATCAGCTGGTAACCCATTTTATAGGGGCTAGCACTTATCCCATCCATACCTACGCTCCCAGTCTGCTGCGTTTGTCTAGCCTGCCAGATTTGCGTGGCCAGGATCATCGCTGCTTCTCTTATTGCTGGGGTGCTCGCATAAGCTTGGGTTTTGTGGTCTGGGCCAGTGGCCACGCCATAAGGTAATACCTTGTGAAATGTTTGGTTTGCAGCTGTTTTGTTGTATTGCACAAATGAATAACCATTAGGGTAATTGACTTGGCCATAATTATACATAAATACTGGGATCAGGCTAGTAGTGCCAGATGTAGGTGGAATTGTGCCAGTGATTGTGTGCGTGCCATTAAATGTGGCACCGCAAGCACTTACCACTATTGATTGTGTCGCAACGAATGCGTTTGGATTAGCAAGCATAAGTGTTGCCACGTTATCTTGTAATGATGTAGCTACTACTGGGGCAGTGTTGAACCAAAGATATTGATTAAGTAAATCTTCTGCCGATTGAGCACATTCTTCAACAGTGCTGTCTGAATACAACGAGCCTATTCCTAAGTTGGCTCTTAGCTCTGCAACAGTTACATACGTGGCTGCCATTGTATTCCTCTCTTAAAAAAACTCCCCCAGGGCTAGGGCTACTAAACCCCAGGGGATTACTTATTGATTAACGGGTCTTATCAGGTCTTCTTGTACTTCAAGATTCCGTTAGGCATCTTGGCGATTGTTGCCATATATCCGTAAATTGCAACCTGTACTTGTAGGTTTGAAACTACGTTTACAGACATAAAGTTTTGCGCTGAGCGATATACAGTAAATGCCTCAGGTGCAAGAATGATTGCTGAATCATCATCAAATGTAGTAGCTGTAAAGTTCTTGTCTACGTATAGATCAAGACCTAATACAGATCCACGGATTGACTGTGGGCCAACTTGACCAGCAGCGTTCATAGGTTGTAGGGCATTAAATACTGGGCGCTTTGTTGTATCTTGCGCACCAATTAAGGCACCCCATTGTGCTGGGTTAGCGATGTAATTCTGCGCAAAGTAACCTGTATTTGTGTAGATAGTGCGTGCGCCTTCTGTTGCGAATGCAACAATACCATCAAGGTCTGCAGTTGTATTTGTACCATTAGCACTTGCTTGGATCAAAGCTGCTAATACAGTCTGATCTAGGCGCTTTAAGTATGCGTACTCAAGTTGCTTTGTAAGCTCTGCATAGAAGTTTGGATCTGAACGCTCTAGTAATTCTACTGAGAGTGTGTTCATACCAGCGTACTTAGATACTGTGCCAGTTAGGTATTGTGTTTCCATACCTGTGTTAGCAACTGCACCAGCTTCTGCTTCTACAGTTACTTCTGGTGCAACGCCTGAACCGCCACCAACGCTTGTAACAAGTGAAGGTACGCTTATAGACATGCCGCTTGTAGGCAAAGTGCCTTGGCTGCACGCATCGATTGCTGGTGTACCAAAGCGTGTGTTAGTTACAAACTCGCTTAGGTATTGTGTTGGAGAAAATGCTGGGTTTGTTGCAAATGAATCATCTGCTGC